TATACCAGTGTTGCCAAACGCCGTTGCTACTCTTTCGAGGATGTGTGCAAGGTTCGCTGGTATCCTCCCTCTGTTCGTGGTCTCGTACACGGAGACGGCTAAATTTATGTCGATAGCTAGACGTTTGCAACTTACTCGAATTCAGTGATTTCCACTTCCTTGCTAGTTGACGATTTCCAAGAGATCTGCCGTTTGCCAAAACCACTGTGAATGGTTATGGTGTTAGGTACAACGGCCACAGCATGATCCTCGTAAATTACCACAAAAGAGTTGGTAAAACTCTTCCGATCCATCTCGTCTTGTAATCGCTTTCTTGATCGCCTAGCAAAGGGTTCATTCATGCAAATATAGCGCACCCCATTTTCCCTGCAGGCTTTAATCGCTTCCGTGATTGTCACAGGTCTCCGGTAGCTCGCTATTGCGTTTATGGCTTGTACGTTATGTTCTACGCACTGGGCCAAAGCGTATCCAAAACATCCACCATCTCTCTCACGGATCGAATACTGCCGCGGTTCCTCGCTGCGTAACTCAGGCGGCAACGTTCGAAAGTCGCTCCTTGCAACGGCCAATGCTCTGGTCCACATGTCGAATACGACGACCGGGTCACCTCCCCATACTTGGCATCGCGCTTCTGCATACGCTTGAAGTCCGCTAGCAGCTGCTAATCGTTGTACTCTAAGCGCATCAGCTTTGATACCGGCATGCTGTATGGAATTGCGCTTCCGATAAGCGTATTTCAAGATGGTTCTCAACGCTTTGTATACGACAGTACCGTGAGGCAACACAGCGCGACTTATGAACGTGACGCCCTCTTTGCGCTTTTCTCGTTCTTCCTTTTTCCACGATAAGCCCTTGTTTGCCATGAATTGACTATGCAACCCCCCATCTCTCCACTCAGGTTCCTTGTCTAGCGTGACATCATCCCCAGATTGACACATGCGAACATCGGATAACCTTGCGACACTTATGAGCGAACTGACTGCCATTATCTTGTTGATTATGAGTGTCCATGGATCCCCCGATGCTAGCGCCGTATTCAACAAGAACTTAAATGGGGCACCCATCATCCGTACTCTGCGCTCTTCACGTATCTCTCGCGCCAATTGACCCAATCCGAGTTTCTCACTGGCCATTTGCAAGAAAATTGAAGCAACCAAGACGTGCACAGGCTTGTGAGAGGAGTCTTGTTTCTCGATATCTAGTTCATATGATGACTCATATGTGGCTAAGAAGTCCTCCACTTCTGACTCACGCAAACCAACCGGCGACAGCTTCCCTTTTTTCATCGCTCTAGCCCAAGCATGCGTCAATGAGTCGCAACAATCTGCGAAGATTGCTTGCTGCATGTCTGATGCACTCACGACACCTTGAGCCTTGAGCTCGCTGGGACCGTCCCTAAGCTCACTGGGTTTTTTTGCAAACTCTGGCTTTAAAAAGGCAAACGACAACACAGAAGATGCCGTTTCCGTACCGGCATAACAACCATCTATCACCTGTTGTCGCGTCTGCCTTTTTAAGGCTGCTCGTTGTGAATTCGCCAAGTGTGAGAAGAAGGTGGGCTTGTCTATGACCTCTTCAAAAATGAGCTCGACTATCCTTTCAGCATCCACGAAGTCTTGGGGCGTTGCTCGGGCATCTTTCACGGCACGAGTCATGGCTTGCACCATATCAGCACCAGGGTGATCTCTAGGTTGTGAAGTGTAATTGTCGAAATCGTCGCTCAGCGGGATGTTGTCATCGCGCAAAGAAACACCTGCTACCAATTCAACGTTCGTGCGCACCTCACTGGTGCTTATTGGTTCACCATCAGCAGCAAACACCGTACCGATGCTTATCTTGTCGGTCAATGGAACCTCCAGCAAGTATGACTGCGGTATTTTCTCTTGGTGCAAGTGTTCCCATACCGACTCAGACTCAGTGCGAGGCTCCACCAAGTCCCAGCTCGTGCCGCCCAATAATACCGTTGCCGGTAATGCTCCATTGACGGTAGCTTCATCATACCATCGGAAGCAAGAAAATGCTTCGATTCCCTCAACAACGAATATGGTGCTCACGCGAGCCCTAGTTATAGCAACGCCCATGTGCGCATGCTGTTCAGTGTCGCCTAGCCATTTCAGATCCCCGGTCAACGCTCGCCCAACGCCGTGTATTATCGTGTGCTCTGACCTGCTACCCTGGGCTTCATGTACAGTGATGGCATCGAGGCCACGCATCCTAGCCATTTCTTTTCCTATCTGGGTACCTTGTATGGCCTGATCGCCGTCACCAGGCATCAATGTGTCATCGCTGCTCAAGGCATACACTAAGGTTTCGCAACTGTCATTGCCGCAAAATAGGTGCTCAACATGCACGTCGGTAGTGGTACCATTCAAATATACGCACGCCGCGTCCCAACCTACGAAAGTCGTCGGTGTTATCATGACACACGGGCATTCCTTGACTATCATCTGCAAGCCTGTGGTTGTGAAGACGTTGCTTATTTGTCTTCTGTCACCAATGGTAATTACCCCTTTTGACCGCCAATGGCGATTGGCTATCGCTTGCAAGTGTTCGGGATCAAAAGCGTAGCACTCATCAATGAATACATACCTTGACGCATACTTGGTGACCAACGCCTCATGCTGTGTGACCACAGTTGCCCTGCGCGCTGGGTCCTCCTTCCCTAGAGCTTCCTGCCATTCTGCCTTCAGCTTCGCCGTAGGAACGACAACGAGATCGTTTACGGATATCCATTCGCGAAGACCTTTTGATTTGCCACCCATGGCCAAGCCAGTCACATGCGCTATCCACTTGCTGCGCTGTTCTTGTCCGGTAAACAGCTTTGAGCTTGCTTCAAGCACGTCTCGCACATAAGGGATTATATTCTCTGATTGTTTTTGTGCAGCATACCAGGAACCCATTGCGGCAACTGGAACAAACCTAGCCGGCACTAAATGATCAGCAGCATAAGCCACCAATTGTTCTTGTATATGTGCACCACGTGAATCGGGAGAAATATAATTTGGTCCCGCTGCATTTGCAGGGTTGACCGTATCACCGTGTTGCAAGTCCATTAAGGCATGTATTGGTGAGAAATCGAATACGCCGTTTATCTTTTCCAGCCTGTGCAATGACACCTCACCTTCAGCCTGATCTAGTTTCAATATTTTCTTCTCGAAACTTTCTCGCACCCCTTGGCCGTTTATGGGTCTAATCGGTATGGGTTTCACGTCACACTGACCAGTTAGTGCGAATCCCAACACACGGCGCTGCGTCTCTAGTGGTACGTTCTTCATCTCCTCCTTGAATAGATGCACCATCTTGGCTTTTTGCTCAGCCGAGCAATGGCGCGCGTCATGGTGAAATGCTGATAGCATAGATGCACATAATGCAGCCCGCGTCACGTTGGAATTGAATCGCCCCAAGAACAACTTTATCTCCGAAAGAAAGTCGGAGAATGGTAAGCCGGCGTTCAGTTCCAACTCATTGGCTGCCTCTTCCGACAGCATTTGCTTTTCCCGGATTTTTTGAATGTCAGCAGCATGATCGGTACCAAAGAGGTTAAAAAACGTCTCTATAATGTCAATCATTGCGGCCTGGAAATCGAGCGATTGTGCATCCTGTGTCACTACCCACATCTTGTTCATCTTCGCAGACATCCAATCCATGTGATCAATGAGTCGCCTAATCGGTCGCAGGGCGTCTATTTTCCCCATCACTCTGGCTGCCACATCCAGGCAATCCAACACGACTCTGGCTGTTTGTATGCTAAAGTTGCCGGTAAGTAAACATACTACAGCGACGAGATCAAAATATCCAAACGAAACGCACCACGCGTCATTGAACACACGCTCGATGGTCTTGTACCATTTGTTGGGATTAGTCACCCAGCCATGCAAATTGCCCCAAGCAGAAGCAACCATGTTGAAAAGCGAATCTGGCGCAATTTTAGTGCCGAAATGCTCTTCCATGGTAGCCTGTGACAACTGGTCAAGCGTCATTTCGCCCACGTCGGAGCGATACAAGTTCATCATCGCTTCCAGGGTGCTCAAGGATGCCACAGCCATTGCTCCTGCGGGCGTGGTAGCAATCGTCTTTGCTACTTTTCCGAATATCGCAGACTTGACGGTGTGCGCCGTGTTGCGATTCCTGAGCTCATTTGCATGCGCTTCACCCAAGCGGTCTTGAACTTCCGAGTATATCTCGATCCAAATGCCCAGCGCTTCCGCCTCCGTGGCTGAAAGAGCGATGCGCGGCGTCACTTGTGTGCCAGATATTGAATACGTCACCACAGACTGCCGTAAAACTATCCGCGCAATGCCCCTGTCTTTAATGGCCTGCGTCCGGTACGTGGCAAGAACGCGGTCGAAACCTTTCTTCTCGACTATAACCACTGGGCGCGACAGGTCTGGAAGCATCACGCGTATGAAATAATACTTGGCATGATCCGGCAAGCATCGTGTGGCCCATCCACCTTTGACCAAAGACAAGTCGAAGTATTGTGAAGCACCATCGCCGAATATTACCGTGCGACGCAGTGCATGTCCATGTGAGTAAGTAGGGGCGAATACTTGCTTGGCTGCCGCCAAACTCTGCACGTAGTCTCCACCATCACCGAAGGATGACACCAACTTACCATAACTAACTTCGGTAGTCATGTTGACCAGCGTGTCCGTCACGGGACGACCCATGAGTGCTCGCCAATCTACAGTGACCAGGCTGTATGCGTGGTAAGCCTTAGCCTTTACCATAAAGGCTGTCAAGTTATTCGCGCTGAGGTTTGGCTCAATGTTTATAAGCACAAGAGAGCCGACGTCAAAGCGCGCAAACACACCTGCGGCGCGAGACCAGTCGTTGCCAACATACACTCTACCAGCCTTCTTTGCCGCCAAAAGTAGTTGGCATCGAGGCAATTTGCACAGGCTGCAATGTTTGCGGTGCCGTGTGACATCTGTCTCGTGCTCATATTCCCATATAGCCGCATTTGGAAATGCATGTATCTCGGCTTTACTAGGAGCAACAAGACCGACAATGGCACCTTGCAAACTATTCACAGCATGGTTCATCGCTGCACGGCGAATGGTAGCAGCCTCAGGATGTGCCTCAATCCTCGGAGAATACTGAAGAGGCCCTAAAAGCTGCAAAAGACGCTGATAGGCCGGTGACGAGGGTGCAACCGAAGTAGCAATTCCATGATCGAACATATCCACGGCTACTGCTAGCCGCTCTTCTGTCGAGCCTAGAGTCTCCATCCCTGATAGCAATCCTTTCGCTGCTTCCATAGCTGAGACATTGTTCATGCGCCTTGTGAGTGAGTGGGAGTATGCATGCTCGTCGTCCCCTTGTATTCTGCGGTGAGCTGCAGGTACTCTACACCCGAACCTTGGTCGGCTTGCCGCAAACTCGCTTGCGACGCCACTTATATAGCGGGATGCGACACCGCTGACATCATTGGCCACTGGTATTTGCGATATCAGAGCCTTGAGGTCTTGTATTGTCGGTGCCGCTTCGCGAGAAGCACGTTGCGCGGCCCCATATGCAGCATCAG